CACAAGGCAAGCTATTTGCGAAAGCATACGATGGCGAACCAACACTGGATGCAGTCAAAAGCGCTGCTGAAGAATATGGAGTTATACAAGCAATGAACGCTATTCCTGCGGAAGAACTAGATGCAATAGACCGCGTATCACGCGCGGGCGCTGTACCTGCTTCTACCCCAATGGATGATCCGTTCACAGCGCTTAATAACGCCGAAACGCCAGATCAGATTATCGAACTTCTAAAGAAGAACGGTATAACGATTGATAACGAGCAACCTGGTCAGTGGAAAGCCTTAGTCTAATTACAGTCTCGAAAGGACTAAATCATGGCTATTACCGCCACTAACACCGCAAGTCTTGACTTGCTTCTAATTGGTTACGAAAAGCTAGCTTACTTCTCACTACGCCCAGAACTATTCTTCGACAGCGTATGTGAAGTTGGCACAACTAACCTAACAAACCCAGGTGCAGAAGTTAAGTTCACTATCTTCAACGAACTTGCCGCTGCAACATCCGCACTAGGCGAAACAACTGACGTTTCTCCAGTAACAATTGACGATGCTCAGGTATCTGTTACCTTGGCTGAATACGGTAACGCTGTTCAGACTTCTGCAAAGCTTCGCGCTTTGTCGTTCATGGCAGTTAACCCAGTTGTTGCTAACGTACTTGGCTTCAACGCTGGTATCTCCATTGACACCATTGCTCGCAATGCTGCTCAGGCTGGTACAAACGTTCGTTACTCAGGTGCAGACGGAGACCGTAACGACGTAGACGCAGACGATACCTTAACCGGTAACGATGTACGTCGCGCTGTTGCAGCACTTCGTTCCGCTAACGTTGCAACATACAACGGTGCCTACAAGGGCATCATCCACCCAGACGTAAGCTACGACTTCCGTGGCGCTACAGGTGGAACTAACTGGTCAGATCCACACGTTTACTCAGACCCATCGGGTATCTACAACGGTGTAATCGGTACATTCCAAGGCGTACAGTTCATGGAATCACCACGCGCACCATTGTTCGCTGATGCTGGTAACGGTTCAAACGGAACTGGACTAATCGACGTTTACGGAACACTTATCATGGGTCGCCAGGCACTTGCCAAGGCATACTCAACTGGTGGTGGCTACTCAGCTAACCCAGTAATGGTAGATGTACCTGTAACTGACGCTCTTCGTCGTTTCGAAGGCATGGGTTGGAAGCACCTAGTTGGCTATGGCGTATTCCGCCAAGCTGCACTTCGTCGCATCGAATCTGCATCCTCAATCGGCACTAACGCCTAGTTGAGAACGGGGGGAGGGTTTCGGCTCTCCCCCCACACTCTTATCCACAAGTTTTAGAAAAGAGAAGTTAATGCCAAAAGTAGGAAAAAAAGAATTTCCGTACACCGCTAAAGGTATGGCCATGGCTAAGGCTGCTGCAAAGAAGTCTGGCAAGAAGATGGTTACAAAGAAAGCAAAGAAAAAGTAATCATGGCTAGCAAAGATGAACTTGAAAAGTTAAGAAATGAATTTGAAGGATCTGCGGCACAGCGCGCTGGCCTTACTTTCAATGACTTTATGAAACTTGTACAAGCAACGCCAAAGAAGGCTCCAGTAACTGTTTCCCGCGGTAGCAATAAGGCCAAGCAAGTTGGCGACATGAACCAGCGCGAAGGCTACAACTCTGTACGCGGTAAGTCAGCTAAGACTGCTTCTGGTGGAACTGCTTATACTTCCAAAATGGACAAGGCTAGCGCCAAAAAAAGCAAGGGCGCTATGACTGCATACAAGCAACAGCGCGCTGGCGGAAAAGGAAAATAACATGGCAATGAAACCAAAAGCAAAAGCAAAAGCTAATGTATCGAAAGATTACATGAAGCCAGTTGGCGGAACCAAGCAAGAAGGTTACAAGGCTCCAGGTTCAGATCTTAGCTGGAGCGATCAAAAAAGCAACACTCAGCGCAGTGGACGCTATAAAGTAGGAGAAAGTGCTTCACAAAAAATGAGCCTTTTATCTGCCTACACTGGTACAGGAATTGCTTCTAACAGAAAATACTTAAAGACTGGTATTAATCCAACTGCAATGAAGGCAACTGCTGGAAATCCTAAGCCAACTAAGGCACAGGTTGAAACAGCAAAGAAGAAGGCTGCTACTAAAGCTAAGAACAAGACAATGGAAACTCAGGCGCAGAAGAAGAAAAACACTAAGCCAGTTAAGGGTTCCACTAAAGGTTCAACTATTGGTAGCAAGCCATCACCAAAGCCAACAACTGGTGTTTACAAAAGAGGTAATCCTTAAATCATGGCAGTCAAGAAGGACCCACGTTTAGCACGTGCAGGTGTTTCTGGCTATAACCAGCCGAAGCGTACACCGAGTCACCCTAAGAAGTCGCACGTCGTTGTGGCTAAAGAGGGTGGCAAGGTGAAGACTATTCGTTTTGGTCAGCAAGGCGTTACTGGCGATAAGAAGCCAACAGCGCGTCAAAAGTCATTCAAGGCTCGCCACGCTAAGAACATTGCTAAAGGCAAGATGAGCGCAGCATACTGGGCTAATAAGGAGAAATGGTGAAGAAGCAAGTATGGGATAAGCCAAGTCCTAAAATGAAGTCCAAGGCGCTAACGCCGAAGCAGAAGGCTAGCGCTAAAGCTCGCGCTAAGAAGGCTGGACGACCATACCCAAATCTCATTGACAACATGGCTGCGGCCAGAAAGAAGAAATAACATGGCTGCAAAACCAGTAAAGAAGTCCACGGCAAAAGCATCTACCACCAAGATGGGTTCCCGAACAGGTGGCAAAATCACTGTAGATACAAAAGCCAACGCCAAGCGTAAAGCAGAATTTGAAGCCCGTACTCAAAGAACATTAAACGCTGCAACGTTTATCCCAGGTGGAGCCGCTATTGGTGCAGCCGTCAAAGGCGCTCGTGCCGCTTCTGCAACAAGAAAAATTCTAGAAGCTAACGTTTTGGCTCGCGCTAAAAAAGGTGTTGTAACTAAAACAGTTAAAGCAACTCAAGGCAAGAAAGCCTCAATTACTGCTCAAGCTCCTAGTGGTGCAAAGTATTCCCCAGTTAAAGGAACTGCTGTAAAGATAGAAAAGAAGTCTCGTCCACAAGGCATGGTTGCTTCTGGCAAAAGGATAGATACCTTAGTAGCAAAATCCAAAAAAGCAGGTCGTGAAAGCGGCGCTAAAACTGGAGCATTAATAGGTGCTGTTGGTTCTGAGTCTTACGAAAAAGGCAAGAGGAACGAAAAGAAGAAGAAGAAGTAATGCCTACCTTTGAACCACCTATCGGTTCTTATAACCCACCGGTTTACCCATGGGCTAAAGACGAAGCGCCATTTCGGTACTACCGAGGTACTCCCAAGGGCAAGAATCTATACGTCAAGGCTGACGGAACTGTGGTTGAGAACCATGATCCAGGAAACGCTGTAACCATTTACCTTGGTGGACATGTCTATGACATAACTGCTGGGGAAGCTGCCATTTTGGAAGCCGCAGGCTATACGGTTGTTGCATGACAATTCACCAAAGACAAGTGCATCCAGAGTTTGTTGCGGGGTGCTTTATGTGCAAGGTTTCCTCGGTACAACTTAACCCTGGCGCTGTAAATAGCAACCCTAAGTTCCAAGAGGTAGAGGCTCGCGAGAAGCGCTGGAATAGAGACATGCCAGCCTATAAGCGCCTCAGAGACCAAGGTTACCAACCGAGGGGTATCGACGGTGCAGGAGACCTAGAACGGGACGCTACGACCCGTTTTGAGATCGAGAGCGGTACTGCATACAGGGGTCAAGGTAAAATGGTCGAAGAAGCGGTAAACTTTGTAGAGGACTTAACAGGAAAATCGGTGCTAGAGCCTGTTGTTGCACCAAAGGCTCAGGAGGCTAAAGTATGACCAACGCACAAGACTGGATTGAGGGAACTCGATTCCGGCTCATGTCAGGCCATCAAGAGCAATTAAACCGCCTAAAGACCGCCTACGTTGCTGGCTCTGGCACTATGGCATTTGATTTTGACATAGCTGGTATTCGTCCAGGACAGGTACTCAGCGTAGGAACTTCCACTTTCTACGTATGGGAAATAAGCACAACCCTTAAGACCGCTACAGTTCAAGCTTCATGGGATGGCACAACAGATCAAGATTGGCCAGTTGGAACAATTGTTCGAGTGGCTCCGCGCTTTACAGATGCTCAAATCTTGCGCGCTTTGAACGAAGACATTAACGACCTGTCTTCTCCTGCCAGTGGATTATTCCAAATTGGTACAACTGAACTTACTTACGATTCAGCGCTTGTTGGATATGACCTATCCCTAGCGCCAAACATGATCTCTCCTATTGAACTCCGAGTAGAGAATCCAGGTAGTTTCAAGGAATGGACTCGTATTCCAAGCCACAAGTTCCGCATTGTCAAGGGCGCTCCAACTGGAGAAGAAGGATTTGAGTCAGGAATGGCTTTGTTCTTGTACGACACTTGGGCTGGCGCTACAGGTGATCGCTTACATCTGACTTACCGCAAGGGATTTAATCAACTATCAAATTCATACTCCACCAAAATTGGAACTGGTATTCCTTCTAGCGCTTGGGACATTCCTCCTATTGGCGCTGCTATTTCTCTAATGGCTGGTCGAGAGATCAAGCGCTCCTTCGTTGAATCTCAAGGCGATTCTCGTCGTGCAGCTGAAGTTACTGCCGGTACTTCAACAACTTCAGTAAGAGCTTTGATAGCGCTACGTCAACAGCGCATTACCGCTGAGAAGCAAAGGTTGGACGGTTTCTACCCGATCATTAAGGATGCGTAGTGGTTAACGCTAATTATGGTCTAAGCCTTGGCGCTTACTTTGGTGCTGCGCTTAACACTTCGGTAGTTGCTACTACTGATTTAGTTCCATCTATCTTCCCAATTGCTATTGATGGCAAGCCTTACAACTTAGATTTTAATAACCCAATGGGCGGAAACTTATACCGTCGCGATTCAGTTGCCTTGCTTCGTACCCAGGCTGACAGCGCTAGAGTTGCTGGAGAGTCCTCGGTATCTCCTGAAATCTTTTGGCGTAGATCTTTTGACTCTTGGTATGCAGGTGCTGGGCAGACTCACGCAGATCGCGAAACCTCTAACCCATACCGCTTTCGCGCATCTAAAGGAATGGATGTTTGGACTAAGGGTGAACTAAAAGCCCTTAATGACACTGAAGCCAAAAACATTTCTTCGGCAACTATTACTACTGCCACAAGAAATGGAACAACAATTACTTATACAGCGCTTAACAACTTTGTTGCTGGTCATACCGTAACCATTACTGGTGTAATTTCTACTGGAAATACTGGTGGAACTGCTGGTTCAGGATTTAATCTAACAAGCGCCACTATTGCCACTGCAACTTCTACGCAATTTACTGTGACTAATGGTTTATCTGATACTTATACTTCTGGTGGAACTGCATCTTCTCAAAGCAACGGAGCAGCTGGGGATGCAAACATTGGTTTAGCAGTAGCTGGATCTAGGTTGTATTGGTACAACGGAAACACAACTCGTTATACAAGTGGGACTAATTCTGGAGCATGGGCTTGGACTACGGTTACTGGAACTCCTGCTAATGCTCCTGCCGGCATCGCTTCCGATGGAAAAAATGTGTGGATAGCGCACACCGATGCTATTTGGAAGACAGATACTTCTTCAACCGCTGCAACTACATTTGCTAATCCACCTGCAGGAACTTGGACTGGGATTTGGTTCAACAAGGGAAAGTTATTCGCTTCTACTAGCGATGGTAAAGTTCACACAATCTCTGGGGCTGGAACTGTAACTAACGTTATTGACAGAAGCACATTAGGGTTTACTTGGACTTCTTCTACTGGCGTTGGTGGATACCATTATTTTGCTGGATTCAGCGGAGATAAATCAATAATTTTCAAGGTAACTCTTACCGCAGAAGGTACAGCACTTAGCGCTGGAATTGTTGCTGGCGAACTTCCAGACGATGAAAAGGTATTGCACCTAGACGGTTACCTTGGTTACTTAATTATTGGAACTAACAAAGGTGTTCGTTTTGCTAACACTGACACTAACGGCTACATAACAATTGGTGGTCTTATTCAAACTAACCAACCTGTTTATTGTTCTGAAGGTCAAGATCGGTTTGTATGGTTTGGTTGGGGTAATTACGATGCTGTATCTAGCGGTCTTGGTCGCATGGATCTTGCCGAGTTTACGGCTACTTTAACTCCTGCTTACGCATCAGATCTTATGGCAGGAAAGCCAACGCTAAAAACTTCTTTAAGTATTTCAAGTCAGATAGCTGCTGATCCTATTCTGGGTGATGTTGTATCTGTAGTTACTTACGATAACAAGCGCGTATTTGCAGTTAAAGCAAAAGGAATCTTTTCCGAAATTACCGCTAAAGTTCCATTGGCTACTTTAGACACTGGTTTAATTTCTCATGGAATTATTGACACTAAGTACGCCGCTTTTATGGATGCCAGAATGGAGCCTCTAGCTTCTAACAATGTATTAAAACTTTCGCACTCAGTAGATTCTGGAAATTTTTTATTGTCTGGATCTTCTGGCACTACAGGATCTATCTATTCTGGAGATTTCTTTGTGGGAGATCAAGGAAGAAATTTTGAAATTCGAATTACTTTTGGCGATATTGCTCCTGCCGTTCTAGTCGGAGCAAATGTAACTTGCACTGGATTTATGCTTCGCTCTTACCCGTCTCCAAAAAGGGTAAGTAAATTCTCTGTTCCAGTAATGTTGTTTGATTCTATAAATGTTGCTGACCGCGATTGGTCTGGCAATCCTGGCGCTGATTTTGAGTTTTTGCTTGATTTGCATAGGCAGCAACTACCGTTCTCCTACCAAGAGGGCGAAATTTCGTATACAGTAGTAATGGACGACTTCCAATGGCTCCCTGAAAAACGCTCTAATGTTAGCGGCTTCCAAGGAACTTTCGTTGCCGTTCTCCGAGAAATCCTGTGAGGTTATAAATGGCACGTCGAGAATATAAAGCTGGTACACCAACCACCCTTACTGGCACTGGTCTTTCTTCTACTGGCCTTAGTTTTACTATTGCAAGTAATACAAACTGGCCAGTAGGAACTAATAAATTCTGGGTAACCGTTGATCCTGGAACCGCGCAAGAAGAACGAATCTTATGCACAAGCCGTTCTGGTTTAACAGTAACTATTACTGATGGAGATCGCGGCCAAGACCAAACTACTGCTAGCGCTCATGCCGTTGGCGCAACCATCTGGCCTTCATGGTCTGCTACCGATGCCGACGAAGCTAACGAACACGTTAACGCTGTAACTAACGTTCACGGCGTTACTGGATCTATAGCGCCCCTTGCAAGTCCTACATTTACTGGAACTGTAGTTCTTCCATCTACTACTTCTATAGGTAACGTATCTTCTACTGAAATTGGCTACCTTGATAACGTTACATCTGCTATTCAAACTCAGTTGAATACCAATACTCCAGTTGGTTCTATTACTATGTGGCCTGTTTCTACAGTTCCGGCTGGTTGGTTGGAATGTAATGGTCAATCAACTTCTGGTTACACTGCTCTTGCTGCGGTTGTAGGCGCAACTGTTCCTGACATGCAGGGTCTTGTTCCTGTTGGATTTAAGACTAGCGATGATGCTTTCGGTACTCTTAAGGGAACCGGTGGTTCTAAGACAAGCACCGCAGCGCACACCCACACCTTGAGCGCACACACTCACGTTACAGACATTAACCACGGTCACACTGCTTCTGGTTCAACAAGTATTTCTGGCGGAGACCACGCTCACGATGTTTCTGGTTCAAGTTCTGGAACTAATACACATGACCACGGCACAGGTAGCTACACAGAAACAGCAGCCCAAGGCATTGGCTCAGATGGCGCTCCTTCAATTGCCGCTTCAGTTCTTTCTGGCGCAGCAACAAGCGCAGGTCACAGCCACACTGCATCAACCAGCGTAACTGTTGACGGTACTGGTACAAACAACAAAACATCTGGTGGACCTAGCACAGACGCTACTGGCGCATCAAGTGTTTCTGCAACTAACGGTAACTTGCAACCATACTTCACACTTAAGTTCATTATCAAAACGTAATGAACATCCTAGACGCAGCTGGGCAGGCTTCCCAGGTAATCGGGTTTATACTTTTACTAGTGACCGCTCTTGGTGGATTAGGAAGATTCTTTATTTTTAACCCGTTGCGTAGAGAAATTAAAGAAGCGACACGCCCAATCCACCCCTCTAGTAATGGGGGATTATCCCTCCCAGATGTAGCGCGGAAATTGGATAAATTGGAATTACGCCAAGACCACACTGATTCGCAACTAGATTTAGTCATTTCATTACTGCGTAAATAGCACTTTCTGTATTAGGGTGTTTAACAACATTCCTGATATGGAGATGATGAATGTCAATTGCAGATAAGTTAGCTAGCGTTGTGCCTAACAAGGTAGGCAAAGGTTGTGGCATGTGTTCGGTGCTAGAGCAATTAAGCGAAGAAGATAAACAAGCAATCATAGGCGCTATGTCCATTCCCATGAATGATCTACAGCGCATCACAGATAAACAAATTGCAAACATCCTTAAAAGCGAAGGATACGACGTTTCCCATAATTCGGTGTATCGCCACCGCCAAAATCACCTGGATAAACAATGAGCCTTGAAGATAAGTTAAATAACCTTGACCTAGAGAAGCAAGAAAAACCCCGCGCTGAGATCGGACTAGACGGCGGTGAGTTTACTACCGGACCATTGACCGAACCTATCGGTGAAGATTGGTCGCCAATCCTTAAATCCTTTGGGCTAGATCCTGACGTATTTGAAGTCGAAGGCGACAAAGTACGCATGTCAAAGTGGCAACAGTCCAAGCGCCTAGAAAACGGTGACCGCGACACGGTATGGATGTACAGCTACAAGGCGATCTTTAAGAGGCGTACCGAAGCGAGCATCAGTAAGGACGAGTTCGACGCTCTACGGGCTTCTGTGGAGCGCTGGAAGCCAATCAGGAAGACACTAGGAACTGGTCTCGGAGAACCATCATCATTCGTGGTTCATTGGGCAGACTGGCAGCTTGGTAAAAGCGGTGTCGTTGACACTGTAGACCGCGTGTACGAGTCTTTTGAAAAGACCGAAAAACGCATTAAAGAACTTAAAAAGATGGGTCGAAACATCGAGGGACTAGTTATCTCCAACATGGGTGATCCAACCGAGGGTTGCGATGGCAACTATTCTTCGCAGCTATTTACAGTAGAACTTACACAGCGCGAACAACTACTTTTAGCGCTGGACTTGTGGACTACCGGTATCAAGACATTAGCGCCACTAACAGATCACACAACATTCTTGTCGGTGTTATCTAACCATGGTGAATGGATGCGACGCGGAGGAAAGCAAGTAACCTCTGACTCCGATAGCGCTGACGGATTCTTAGCTAATACCTTGGAGCGTATCTTTGCTGATACTGACCACGTAGATCGTTGGGTTATCCCCCATGATGAAATGAGTATGCAGTACGACATTTCTGGTGTGCCTTGCGCGTTTACTCATGGTCACACAATTAAAGGTAAAGAAGTGGATTGGTTGCGCGGTCAGTCAATACGTTTGTTGCGGGACTACGGCGTAGAACCACGCCTATGGTTTACAGCGCACAAGCATCACGTTAAGGGCGAAGACATGGGACCTTGGTGGCGCTGGCAGTGTCCGTCACTAGATGGCGGATCCAAGTGGTATTTAGACATGGCTGGGGTATGGTCAACTCCTGGAACTTTGACTATGCTGGTCGGACAACACGATAAGCGCTTCTGGTCGGACATGGAAGTTGTATAGGAGATGGAATGTACGAGAAAGCTGCTAGCACTCTAGGTACAGCAAACGAACTTATTACTGGAGCAAGACAAGAGATTTACGGCGATGCAACTGAGACCGCTCGCCGTATTGGAATGGCATGGGCTTCCATCATCGGGATTGGAGAACCTATACCGCCGTTCCAGGTACAAGCTATGATGGCTGCACTGAAACTGGTAAGAGCAAGTATCGACCCATCGCATGAAGATTCTTGGATTGATGCGGTGGCGTACACAGCGCTTGCAAATGATTCAGTACACCTATAGGGTCAGTACCATAGAAAGCCTCAGAAGCCGTAGGGGAAGACGGCAACTGGGGCTTTTTTATTTGCGTGGTAAAATTAAGGTATGCCTTCTAAAGTAATTAAAATCGCCAAGTTAATGCTTGCCCTTGTCATTGTTGAAATTGGCGCTGTTGTCGCCGTAGGTTCCATCGCTGGAATCGAACCACTTAAGGCCGCGCTTCTAGCTGCCGGCACTGCCGTACTTAGCGTTTCCGCTGCACTTGCTCTTGGCTTCATCAAGGATGGCAAGTTAGACGACGAAGAAATCCAAGCTGTATTCACTGAGATTGCAAAGAAGAAGGAAAAAAGCTAATGGCATCCCCAATTGCAGGTAAGACTCCGTCGACCCCATATAAGAAAAAAGGGAAGATGTGGTCAAAAGGTTACCACACGGGCTGTGACTACGCTGTTCCAACTGGTACTAATGTACTTGCTGTTGCTGACGGAAAAATTGAAAGCGCTAACTGGGGTTCCGCATATGGTACCCAGTTGGTCCAAAAATTAGATGGCGGTTGGTTCATCTACGCACACCTTTCAAAGGCGCTAGTAAAGCCAGGAGACAAAGTAACCAAGGGTCAGCACATTGCTGAGTCTGGTAATACAGGTAACTCCTCTGGCCCCCATCTTCACGTAGAACTCAGAAATGGACCTCGCTGGAGTACAAGCGAAGATCTAGATCCAGCTGCAATCCTAGGGTCGTAACTATGCGTAAGGCTGCGAGTCTCGTACTCGCTGGCTTACTTGTGCTTTCGGTATCAGCATCTCAAGCCGAGTCAGCAGAACCTTACGTAGTTTCAACTGCAAAAAAATCTGGTCTTTGTAAAGTAGAAGCAGATCAAAATGTCACTGGTAAGTGGCAGACTTTTGCTGGTTGCGATCCGTTCGTACTAGGTGGAGAACGATCTTTATTCTTTGTCCAACTGCACATCAACTGCGAAAAGCGCCCTAAGTACGTAAAGTTGCGCCTAGCGCGCTTGACTCCAGAAGGTAGAGATACCACTGGCACTACAACATTTTCATTTACCAAACAGACAACTAAAGACTGGCAAGGAACTATGTGGTGGGAATCAAAGACTAACCATCCAATTGTTGCGCAGTACAAAGTCGTGGGTGGCAAATGCTACTCAGATGAGCGACAGTTTAAGTGGTGGCAACCTTAGTGAGAAAACTATTCCGGCTTGGCATGGTTGCCTTGATGGTTGGAATCTTTGCAATAACTTCCCCAGCCTCAGCTCAGGTAATTTGTAACACTTACACATACACCGGTGATGACGATAGCGCGTTTCCTGCTAACTTGCCGTTTTCGCTCACTCTTGGATCCGTTGATTACGAGAATGTTTTCATTTCAACTAATGGGACTTTGACGTTTGGGTCACCTGATGGAACTTATTGGGATTACCCACAGACACCTTCAGTCAGCGTTGCCGGACGCGACTGGGTTACTTTTGGAGAAGGTGCTTATCTATCGTTTGGATCAACTGCAAATACTTTCTGCGCTGAATGGAGCGTTCGACCATTCCCACAATCCACTGGCGAATTAACTCAGATCCGCCTAGTAATCAATAAGTTTGAAACTGGCGGATGGCATGGAGAAATTGTTACCTTCAATGCGCCAACAGATCTACGTCGTGGTATTCGTTTTGAGCGTGGTCAGCAGGTAGTTCCAATCGAAGCTGCGTT